CAATATGATTATGGACAGTACTACTCTGATGTAAAAGATGATTTTAAAGCAGGTAAAGACATAACAAAATTAGGTAACATTGAAAAGTTTATTGCTGGTATTTCAGGCACTGCTTTACTAGGAGGTAATTTAGCTGGTGGTCTTCTTTTTTCTAACAAAGTACAAAACTTTAAAAAAGATTACGCTATTAAAATATTTAATAAGACTAAAAAACTTATGGAATCAGATGATGTTACAGGCGAGTACTTAAAAACTGTTTCTTATACTAATTATATGCTAGGTAAAAGTTTAGGTAAATATGGAGAAGATTATAAAGTACCAACAGAACCAGATATAAAGTCTCTTGTAAGATTTCCTGGCGAAGAAAAACCTAAATCAGGTTTAGACTTTAATCCTAATACTTCTATATTTAAATCTCAGTACGACAGAGATGAAGCTCTTGGTGGAACCTTTGGTAATAGAGCAGCACATTTAGCTTCACAAGAAATACACAGTCAGGGATTACAAGCAAAAGATCCTTCTCTAGGTGTTGAAGATACATCTTACTTTGGTAGTAATGTTGGACCTGTAGAGGCTATAACAAACCTATTTACTACAGGCACTGTACAAGGTAAGGAGGACACGGAAAAAGAAGAAGAAGAAAAGTTTGATAATTTAGTAGGAGATGAAGACGAATAATACAACGATAAGGCTACCCAGCAATAACGCTGGCCCCATATAAGAAAGGAATACAATATGCCTGAACTAGCAGAAGTGGAGACACCAAAAAATGCAGGATTCGTACAATCAAAGAGTACAAGAAATGCAAACAAGAAACGTATAGAACAGGATGAAGCAGAACTTAAAGCCCTTATGGAAGGGGGATCATCCAGTAACGAAGAGGCCGATACCAAAGAGGCAGAGGCCAATACAGAAGCTAAAGAAGAGGCGTTATCTGCAGAAGAAAGAACGTTTAAAAAAAGATACAGTGATTTACGCAGTCATTTAAACAAGCAGAACGAAGAGCTAAAAGAACTTAAAGCTCAACTAGATAATGCAGCAAAGAACGGCTCTGTACGTCCACCAGCTAGTGACGAAAGTATAGATGCGTGGGCTAAGAAGTATCCTGAAATAGCACAGATAGTTGAGACTATAGCTGACAAAAAGGCAAACGAAAAGTTTAAGAACGCTGACGTTAGGCTACAGGAGCTAGACAAGATAGCTGCAGAAACATATCGTTCCAAAGCTGAAGACGAGATACGTTCTATACATAAAGACTTTGACGAGTTACGTGCTAGTGATAACTTTCACGAGTGGGCAGAAGAACAACCCAAGTGGGTACAGGATGCCTTGTACGAAAACCAAGATGACCCTAAGTCAGTTGTACGTGTAATTGATCTGTACAAGATTGACAATGGTATAGACGTAAAAGGTAAACGTAGGTCTACTAAAGAAGCTGCTTCGCAAGTCAAGACCAAACGCACAACCAAAGTAGAAACTAACGACACATCAGGAAACTTCCGTGAGTCAGATGTGCAGAAGATGACAGCCCAAGAATACGAGGCTAACTCTGATGCAATTATGGAATCAATACGTAGCGGTAAGTTTGTTTATGATATTTCTGGTGCTGCACGTTAAAAAAGTATTGACATTACGCAATTAATATGTATAACTGTGTATGTTAAGACAAGAGTATAAAGCCCTAATACTATTAGCTACCTTTATACTCTTATTAAACTAAGCCAAACAACTAAGTTAAGACACACCTGACTAAGTATAGGCCCAAGTTAACCTGATCAGTACACTTGCACCCTAGAAACATCAGCCCCTTAAAATACGTTTGGGCTTACTTCACATAAGCCAACAAACATCTAAGGAGGATTTATTATGGCTTTTTCATCCGCATCAGGTTATGGGAACTTACCTAACGGTAATTTCAGTCCTATAATCTACTCCAAACAGGTACAGCTTGCGTTTCGCAAGGCTGCTACTGTAGGAGATATCACCAACTCTGATTACTTTGGGGAGATTTCTGCCCAAGGTGATACAGTCAGAATTATCAAGGAGCCTGAGATTTCAGTGCAATCCTATACAAGGGGAACCACTGTCACAGCACAAGACCTTGATGATGAAGACTTTACATTGGTTGTTGATAAATCCAACTACTTTGCTTTTAAGATGGATGACATCGAAGAAGCACACAGTCATGTTAACTTTATGCAGCTTGCAACTGATAGGGCAGCGTATCGCCTAGCTGATCAGTATGACCAAGAAGTTCTTGGTTATCTAACAGGCTTCAAACAGTCTGCGCTACACGCAAAAGCTGACACAGCTAACACCACCGCAAGTGGTGAAAAAGCTGTTCTCTCTGCAGGTTCAGACGAACTGCTATCCAGCATGAAGTTGATCAAAAGTTCATTTGGTAACATTACTACGGCATCTGCTGGTGATCACTCGATTCCAGTAACTGCTCGTATGCCAGGTGCAACATCCCTACCGACTGCAACTGTGTCACCTGCTATGATCGTGTCTCGCATGAAGCGTTTACTTGATCAACAGCAAGTAGATACACAAGGGAGATGGCTGGTAATTGACCCTGTATTTATGGAAATCCTTTCTGACGAAGATAGTCGCTTTATGAACGGAGACTATGGTGAGTCAGGTGGACTACGTAACGGACTCGTGATTAATAACTTTCACGGCTTCCGTATGTATGTTTCATCAAACCTACCAGCAGTAGGTGATGGACCAGGCACTACAGGTACAGCAAACCAGAACACAGCTTTTGGTGTGTTGGTTGCTGGACATGACAGCGCAGTAGCAACTGCTGAACAGATCAACAAGACGGAAACGTATCGTGATCCAGACAGCTTTGCTGATATCGTCCGTGGTATGCATTTGTATGGGCGCAAGATATTGCGGCCTGAAGCAATTGTAACCGCTAAATATAACGCAGCGTAAGGGAGGATTGAATTATGGCTACTATCTCAATGAGCACAAACTCAGCCTCTACTTCCAACAATGGCGGTACAGGCAACAAGCAACTTCGTGGAAGCTTGGTAACTCTGCAGAACGATATTGATCTCGCAGATGCTATTCTACAGAACGGTGGTACTGCACTAGCGGCTAATGATATCATTGAAGCTATTGCTGTTCCTGCAAACACTATGGTCCTGTACGCAGGTTTCAAAGTTGTCACTGCTATGACAGGCACTACTTCTGACTCTGCTTTGCACGTTGGTATTACAGGAACAGACGTAGACTTGTTTGCTGCGTCATTCGACTTAGATGGAGCTTCAGTAGGAGATATTACTCCCCCTGCAGGTCTGTCAAGTGGTGTTGTTGCTAATGTACCAGCATTTACTGCATCAGCAGATACTCTTGATGTAGAGATTCATGCATCAAGTGGAACCATTACTGGTGGCATTATTCGTGTGTTTGCAGTTTGCATACTCATGGATGAAGTATCACAGAGTGGCTCTGCTCAAGAAGTGGATCGTGATCTACTCGCATAACTACTTTAGGGGCTGGCTCAGTGCTGGCCCCTTAAACATCTTACTTAGGGTATTATAATGGCGTTGACATTTCTTACACTCACTAATAGTGTTATTACACGAATGAACGAGGTGGTGTTGACATCCTCTAACTTTTCTAGTGCTAGAGGCGTACAAGTACAATGTCAAAACGCAGTTAACGAAGCAATACGATATATTAATCAAAGAGAGTTTGGTTATCCTTTTAATCACGCTACAGAAACAAAGACACTTACACCTGGTGTCGTAAGGTACTCTATACCTACCAGCACAAAGTATATAGATTACAACACAGCCAGAATAAAGAAAGATTTAGATGTTAATGCTTCAGGCAATAACTTAGCTAAACTAAACTACAACGAATACATAACTAAAGAGTACGCTAACCAAGAAGACGAGATAGCGTCTACTACGTTAAATGGTTCACACTCTTCTTCTGTGACTACCCTTACGCTTACATCAACTACAGACTTTGATAGTTCTGGTACAGTGTTTATAGGCGGTGAGCAAGTTACCTACACAGGTGTTTTAGGCAACGACATAACAGGTTGCACTCGTGGAGCAAATAGCACCACAGCAGAAACACACTCTAGTGGTGTTACTGTAACTCAGTTTGACAGAGGAGGAGTACCACAGTACATTGTGCGTACCTTAGACAATAACTATTTGTTATACCCTTTTCCTGATAAACAATACACACTTACATTTGATTACTTTACATTTCCTTCTGATCTATCAGCGCATGGTGACACAACAACTATACCTGACAGGTTTGCCCCTGTTGTAGTTGATGGTGCTACAGCTTACGTGTATCAGTATCGTGGCGAGTTAAATCAGTATCAGTTAAACTTTGAAAGATTTAATCAAGGCATAAAAAATATGCAGTCACTTGTCATTAACAAGTACGACTACATTAGATCAACTAAGATAGACATTGCTTCAGATTACTCAAATCCTGTCCTTAGAGTTTCGTAAATATGCCAGATAGTTCTCAAACATCCCCTGCAGCGTTTAACTTAGAGGGTGGGCTAGTCCTAAACCGTTCTACGTTTCTTATGCAACCAGGTGAAGCACTACAGCTAGAAAACTTTGAGCCTGATATTCAAGGTGGCTACAGGCGTATAGATGGACACGCTAAGTTTGTAAACCAGCAGATACCTCAAACTAGTGCATCTTCTGAGAAAGTTTTGATGGTAGCAACCTTTGCTAATAAAGTATTAGCTGCACGAGGAGAAAAGATATTTAGTTCTGCATCTACAGAGTTAGCATCAGCTATAGCTTCAACTACAGCTATGACAGGCTCTGGTACTATAACAGTAGATACAACTACAGGGTTTTCTAGTAGCGGCACACTACAAATAAGTGACGAGATATTCACGTACACAGGCGTAACGTCCACTACATTTACAGGTGTAACTCGTGCTGCATCAAGCACAACTGCAGCAGCACACTCAGTTGACGATATAGTATCTGAGAGTTGGACAGAAAGAGATACAGGGCGTACCAGTGCAGCTAAGTATAACTTTGAAAGATTTAACTTTGATGGTAATGACAAGATAATATTTGTTGATGGTAACAATGATCCTGTCGTATTTAACACATCATTAAGTGCAACAGATGTTACCGCTAGTTCAGTTGAAGGTTCTAAGTTTATAGCTGTTTATAAGAACCATATGTTTTACGCTGGTAAATCTAGCACACCACAAGAGATTGTATTCAGCGTACCATTTGACGAAGATGACTTTACAAGTGGTTCTGGTGCTGGCAGTATCAAAGTAGATGATACGATTGTAGGACTAAAAGTATTTCGTGATAACTTGTTTATCTTTTGTGAAAACCGTATCTTTAATCTTACAGGCTCCTCGCTTAGTGACTTCGCTATAGTTCCTGTTACGAGGGATATTGGTTGTATTAATGGAGATACTATCAAAGAATTTGCAGGTGACTTAATATTCCTTGGACCTGACGGTTTGCGTACTGTTGCTGCTACTGCAAGGATTGGTGACGTTGAGCTTGGTACGATTACTAGAAACGTTCAGTCTTTGTTTGATGAAAACATAAAGGACGCAGAACTTTTTGAAAGTGTAACTATACCTGATAAAACACAATATAGAATCTTTTTTGCTAAAGATGGACAAGTTGACAGCTTGACAAGAGGTGTAATATGTGTTATGAAAGGAGATAGGTTTGAGTTCTCTGAAGTAAAGGGTATCAAACCGTCTTGTTCAGACACCTTTGTAAAAGCAGGTAACGTCATAGTTTTACACGGAGACTTTAGAGGATTTGTACACAGGCAAGAAAAAGGTAACACTTTTGATGGTACTACTATCTTTGGAAAGTATAGAGGACCAGACTTAGGTTTTGGTGATACAGGTATACGAAAACACATGCACAGAGTTATTGTTAACTTTAAACCTGAGTCAGCTATAGCTGCAGACTTAATTGTAAGATACGATAACGAATCACCTGATTCAGCAAGACCTGCAGTGTATCCTTTAGATGCAAGTTCTGTTGCTGCACAATATGGAACTGCGACATATGCTGTATCAGGGGCAGCAGCTAATGCTGTGTATGGTGGTTCTTCACAGCCGCTAGTTAGACAACCAGTAGAAGGATCAGGTTTTACGGTTGCATTAAGGGTAAATGACAATGGTGTAACTGCACCTTACTCGCTGAAAGGTTTTCAGTTAGAGTATCAAGTGGGAGCTAGACGTTAATGGGTAGTACTTATACAAGACAATCATCGTACACAGATGGTGACGTAATCCAAGCAACAGATACAAACAACGAGTTTGATCAGCTTGTCGCAGTCTTTAACGAGTCCACAGGACACACACACGATGGTACTTCTCAAGAAGGTGGACCTATCACTAAGCTATTAGGTAACACTCTTACGTTTGGTGCAGGTACATCAGGCACAGATGTTACTGTAACTTTTGACGGTGAGACTAATGATGGCGTACTGAAATGGATGGAAGACGAGGACTACTTTGAGTTCTCTGATGATATACTTGTAGCCTCAACAGAAAAACTACAGTTCCGTGACACAGCTATTTATATTAACTCAAGTACAGATGGACAGCTTGACATTGTAGCTGACACATTAGTACAAGTTGCTACAGCAACTTTTACAGTTGACGCTAGTGGTGACATTACGTTAGATGCAGGTGGAGCAGACGTTGTACTCAAAGATGATGGTACTACGTTTGGTAGCTTAACTAATAGTAGTGGCGAACTTGTTATTAAGTCAGGATCAACACCAACAGCAGCGTTAACGTTTAGTGGTGCTAATATTACTGCAGAGGGTAACTTAACTGTTGACGGTAACTTAGATGTAACAGGCACGTTAGACCTCAGTGACTCTGCATTCACTAATGTAGGAGATGTTCAACTTGATAGCATATCAGGTGACGCAGATACAAACACAAGCATTACATTTAGTGGCTCTGATGTAATTACTGTAGCTACAGGTGGTACTACATCTTTTACAGTAGATGCAAGTCAAAACATCCTGATGAACGCTGCACAGAAAGTCCAGTTTCGTGACACTGCCCTAGCAATTAACTCTAGTACAGACGGTCAGTTAGACATTGATGCTGACACTGAAGTAGAGATTACTGCACCTACAGTACACATAGCTGCAAGCACAGCTATAACTATGGGTTCTGATGCCGTGACCTTTGGCGAGGCTGGTGATACAGACATTGTTTTATCTTTTAATGCTAACAGCAATGACGGTGAGATTAAATGGATGGAAGACGAAGACTACTTTGAGTTTTCTGATGACATCCTTGTAGCATCCACAGAAAAGATACAGTTCCGTGATACTGCTCTTACTATCAACTCAAGCACAGATGGTCAGCTAGATATAGACGCAGACACAGAACTAGAGATAACAGCACCTACAGTTGATATTAATGCATCTACGGTTGTTACAATTAGTAATGATCTTAAACTAGATAGTGATAGTGCTGTACTAGGTTTTGGTGCTGACAATGATACAACTCTTACACACACAGATGGTACAGGATTAACATTAAATAGTACAAATAAGTTAACCTTTGGTGATGCTGCTTCTTTTGTACAGCAATCTTCAGATGGTGTTCTTCGTATAGATGGAGAAGCAACTGTAGACATAAACGCATCTACTGCAGTGCTAGTAAGTAATGACCTAAAGTTAGACAGTGACTCTGCCGTACTAGGTTTTGGCGCAGACAACGACACTACAATTACACACACAGATGGCACAGGTCTTACATTAAATAGTACAAACAAGCTGACCTTTGGTGACGCTGCGTCATTCGTACAGCAGTCATCTGATGGTGTACTACGCATAGATGGCGAGGCTACAGTTGACATTAATGCTTCTACTGCAGTCTTAGTTAGCAATGACTTAAAACTAGACAGTGATGCTGCTGTGCTAGGTTTTGGTGTTGACAATGATGTTACACTTACACACGTAGCTGACACAGGGTTGTTACTTAACAGCACTATGGCTTTGCAGTTTAATGATGCATCACAGTCTATTAATGCTCCCAGCGCAACTGTACTAGACATTAATGCAACTGATGAAATAGAGCTTAACGCAACACTTGTAGACGCTAATGCTAACCTAGATGTAAGTGGCACATATACTGGCGGTGGTCTTATGACTACAGGCGGTAACATAGTCATACCTGATGCAGGTAATATAGGTTCCGCTAGTGACACAGATGCTATAGCTATTGCCTCTAATGGTGTAGTGACATTTAGTCAAGCTATATCTGGCACATCTGCTGACTTTGATGGTGGTGTAACTATTGATAACATAACCATTGATGGTACTGAGATAGACTTATCTAGTGGTACTTTAACTATTGATGCTGCAAGCATAACACTAGATGCTTCTGACTCTATCTCTACTACAACAGCAGGTACATCAAACGTCAAGCTAGGTGCTAATGCAGGTAACAGTATTGCTTCTGGTGGTAACTATAATGTGCTTATAGGTGATGAAGCTGGTACTGCTATTACTACAGGAGATGGTGTAGTTGCGGTAGGATTTGAAGCACTGTCTACAGAAGATGCAAACGGAACAACAACTGCTATAGGATACCAAGCATTAAAAGTACAAAACGCAGGTGCAGAGTCTAATAATACTGCTGTAGGTTATCAAGCAGGAGTAGCAGTTACAACAGGCGTATCAAATACTTTAATTGGTGGTCTAGCTGGAGATGCTCTTACTACAGGTCAGCATAACACAGCAGTTGGTAAGAACGCATTAGGGGCAGATACAAAAGGTCAGTTTGGTGTTGCAATAGGAAACAGTGCACTAGCAGCTCAAAATTTTACTACTGCCGTTAATAGTTTAAATGTGGCTGTTGGTGATGATACAGGAAAGTCAATTACAACAGGCATACAAAACACTCTCATAGGTGCAGCAGCAGGTGATGCCTTAACTGATGCTGATTACAACGTAGCTATTGGTAAAGAATCTTTAACTACAGATACTTTAGGTAGTAGATCAGTTGCTATAGGTTTTAAAGCCTTAAAAACACAAAATTTTACTACGGCTACGAATAGTTTTAATACGGCAGTTGGTTTTGCTGCTGGTGAGAGTTTAACCACAGGTATACAGAACACCATTGTCGGCAGTAATGCAGGTAATGCTTTGACTACTGGGATTGAAAATGTTCTCGTGGGATATACAGCAGGTGATGCACTTACTGATGCAGATTATAATGTTGCAGTAGGTAAAGAGTCTCTAACAGCTATGACTTTAGGAAGTCGTAATGTTGGGGTTGGGACATTTACTTTAATGTCTGCTAATGTCACCACTGCTACAGACACTTACAACACAGCTGTAGGCCACCATGCAGGTGCAAATGTTACAACAGGTATATATAATACCCTTATAGGTGGTTTAGCAGGTGATGCTTTGACTGAAGGCACTAGAAATGTTGCTATGGGATTACAATCTCTTACAGCAGACACATTAGGTAGTAAATCTACAGCATTAGGATACAATTCTCTTGCTACTCAAAACTTTACTACAGCTACGGATACTTTTAATGTAGCAGTAGGATTTGGTGCTGGTGAATCAGTTACAACAGGTGTGAGCAATACACTTGTTGGTTCTGAAGCTGGAGATGCTCTTACGGATGCAGATTATAATGTTGGTGTAGGTTATGGTGCACTAACTAGAGATACATTAGGTAGCAGAACAGTAGCTATAGGTCTTAATGCCTTACAAAATCAAAACTTTACCACTGCTACAGATACTTACAATGTAGCTATAGGCAGTAATGCAGGTGAAGCAGTTACAACAGGAACCTCCAACAACCTTATTGGTGGGCTTGCAGGTGATGCTCTTACTACTGGCTCATTTAATCAAGTTTTGGGTGTTACTGCATTAGGTGCTGATACATTAGGTAGTAGAAGTGTAGCTATTGGTCACGGTGCTTTACTTACACAAAACTTTACCACTGCTACAGATAATTACAACATAGCAATTGGACATAATGCAGGACTAGCAGTCACAACAGGTATATACAATACCATTGTAGGTGGATTAGCTGGTGATGCAATAACTGATGCAGATTATAATACAGCAGTAGGTACTTTTAGCTTAACTACTAATAGTTTAGGATCAAGAAGCACAGCTATTGGGTATGGAGCATTGTCTGATCAAAACTATACTACAGCAACGGATAGCAATAATACTGCTGTTGGATTTGCTGCAGGTGAAAATGTTTCAACAGGCATACAAAACACCATTATAGGTGCTTCTGCTGGTGCTGCACTCACGACAGGAAGTTACAATGTAGCTGTAGGATTTGAGGCTCTTAGCACTGAAGATGCTCATGGAAATAACGTAGCAATAGGCAATAGAGCCTTCAAAACTCTTAATGCAGGAGCATCAGGTTTAAACGTAGCAGTCGGTGACGATGCAGGTACACTTCAACAAACTGGCACAGAGAATACTTATATTGGTGCATTAGCTGGAGATGCCACTATTGACAGTGGTAGCAATACTGCTGTTGGTTGTAGGGCTTTAAGTGCGGATAGTGGTGGCACAAATACAGCCATAGGCTCAGATACTTTATTAGTTTGTACAGGTTTTGATAATACTGCTTTGGGATATACAGCAGGATATGCTGTTTCAAGTGGGCATAATAATTTGTTAATGGGTCATAATGCAGGACGTGGCACTTCTCCCGGCGGTGAAATCTCAACAGCAAATGATACTATAACTTTAGGTGACAACGACATTGCTGTTGCAAATATTAAAGTAGATTGGACAGTATCTTCTGACCAAAGAGACAAAACAGACTTTACGGCCTTGGACATAGGTTTAGACTTTGTTAAGGCTCTTAATCCAGTAACGTATAAGTGGGATGAAAGGTCTAACTATGGTGATTCAGACGCAGATGATTGGAGCTTGTCAGATCAAACACCTGATGGTACGCACAAAAAAGAACAGTTAGATATTGGATTTAAAGCTCAAGAAGTTGAGGCTTTAGAAATAGCTGCTGGATACAATAAGTCTAACAAAACAAACTTAACCGTTTCACTTAGTCCAGATGGCAGTCAATATGGAATGAAGTACAGCAAGTTTGTACCAATCCTAGTCAAAGCATTACAAGAACTATCAGCAAAGAACGATGCCCTAGAAGCACGAATAGCAACACTAGAAGGATAAACAATGGAACTACTAGCAAGAAACTTCCCTAACATTGGGGTGGTAGAAGGAAAACTATCAGAAGAAATAGTTGATGACTTGTGGACATTAATAAACGAAGCAAGAGAGCAGCCAGAAGATATGAAGCCTGAACTAGCAGGTAACATTAGTTCTTCTATCAGACTAGATAGTAAGTCAGATTTAATAGAAGACTTTGTAGGTGAGGTAATACCAGCCTATATGAGAAAACACTTAGAAGAGTATGGATCACCCTATCGTTTAACTATGAAAGAAGATGAAGGGTTTAACTTAGAAAGCCTATGGGTAAACTTCCAAAAGCAAAATGAGTTTAATCCACCACATGATCATGCAGGTGTTTACAGCTTTGTAATATGGATGCAGATACCTACGTCTTACGAGGAACAACGCAAGCTACCTATTTGTGCAGAGTCAAATGCAGACAACCACATAAGTAACTTTGCATTTAGCTACACAAATACGTTAGGCAGGGTGTCAACCTTTGCATATAATATGGAGAAACAAGCAGAACGATAT